CCTCAGCTTGATGTTGACGGACTGAGGACGTCCCTGACGTTCCAGATGTTCCCTGTCAGCGAATGGCTGTTCGCCGCGTTTAAGGAAACTCTTGAGCAAGGCACCCTCGCCACTAATCGGTGAGATCGGCGGCTTGGACACGACCTGCCAGCCCCTTACAAGGGGTCTATGCAAGTCATCGTCATAGCGTTCTCCTGGGTTACCCAGGAAGGACTGACGGCCAAGCAAAGGAGAACTTGAGTCCGATACTTTGCCTGTAAAGGCAATCGAACTCATGTCTGGCTCAAGCACAGGATAGTGCTTGAGAATCCTTTCCAGGATCTTGTCCAGATGTCTAGCAGTCTTCCAGAGGCCAGCGTAGTATAACTGGTTTCTCAAGGCAACTGTTGAGACAATCTCCGGAACATCAGTCCGCGATGCAGGTATCACTCTACGAACACGGGTAACAGAAACATCGTGCCCATCATAGTAATCCCTGCCACAAGACTCTCGGAATTTCCCATTCCAGAAACTCTTGTGAACGTTGACCTTGTGACCAAAGTCACTCAGTGCGTTTATCACGGATGGTACAAAGCGTACGGGGACAATTAGGTCATCTCCGTACACGCGCACCTCGCTCGCCAGCTTCTTTATCTGCCGGCGAGACAACTGAATACCCAGCTCTCTTTCAATCCCCACAAAGATGATGGTAAGGAAAACCATCGCCTCAAAGGGAAAGCAGAGAGCAGAGCCCATCGACGCGAACTTGGCTAGGCGGATTACGCCATGGCCAGGCACGTGAGCCTTCCGGGAACGCGTAGCGTCTACCGCCGATAGAAATGACGGAAAACGTTGAAGCATTACCCGTACATGCTCATTGGAGACACGATCGGAGGCCTCACTCAAATCGAGTGTGGCGAGGAGTCCTTTGTAGGACCCTTCCCGAGCAAGAACTCTGTTGAGTTCCTGCTCAGAGAACCCGATCATCCCTTGAAGGGTTTTATCCCTCTCAAGGTAATCAACGAGTTTTTCCATGATCCCCTGCTGCATATACTGAACAGCGGTGGGCTCAATGGCGATGACTCGTGGCGTCTTCAGCGTCTTAGGTACCAGAACGACCTTCACAGGACGCTCGGCACCAGGCTCGAGAAGTGAAACCTGGTCAAGGAGGTGTTTATACCTCAGATTGGGTATCGCGTGCCTCTCGAAAGAGAACACGCGGTCCAAACGTTCAGGCCATTCCACCTGATCATACTTCGCGTTTCCTTGAAGTCGATCAGCAGTCTTGCCTGGACCATGCCTTCCGGTGATCTCATCGTAGTAGACCTCTCGGTCCATCTCGGTGAAAACATCACGGAAGAGGAGTTGCGACACTCTAAAGAAGTCCGAAAGGGCCTCAGCAGAGATACTACTATCGCAACGCTTCACTTCTTCCTCGGTCTCCAGATACCCGACAATGGCGCCTGCCTTCCGCTCTTCCGAGCATTCCAGCAGGATCTTACCAAACGCCAACGTTAGCTGACGGACGGCAAAGATGGATTCCACATCAGGTACCTGAAGAAGGGTACCAGTACTACGGTCAAACACGCGGTCCAGGAAACCTCCTAGAAACAGGGGGAGACCAGCTGCTCTCTTAAAACCAGAGAACAGTTCGGGACTTACCTTGCCATCTTCCAGACTTTTTTCGAAGTCTTTACAGAAGGCAGGAAGGGTAATCGTTAAGAACGACACCCCTTCGTGTTGGAACCGCCTCTCGGCCTTTTTGAGGTCGAGAGTGGTGCTTGTACAACATCGCTCCCCTAAATCTTTGAGGAGCACCGACCAGAGCAACATCAGGCTTTTCAACCTTCCCCCTTTCTAGGGGTGTGAGGTATCCATAGCCATGGCGCCTGCTCGCTATACAGACCTGACGGAACTCTCAGGAACGACAAGAACTTCGTCGCTAACGAGAGTCGAGACCAGGATGTAGCCAACCAAGCCGCACACGGTAAGATCTACCGCGTAAAGCAAAGTGGCCTTGAGCCTAGCTCTCACTACCGAGAATCTTGGTAGTGGCCGAGCCAGAAGCGGCCGTAAGATAGGCCGTAACCGCGTCAACGATCTGCTTCTGCTCCGCGATCGTGAACCCCGTGAGGGGACGATCGATCGTCACATTGACAGACATCGAGTAGGTCTGGTTGACCGCCAAAAGCGGATCAACCGCGATCTTCTGGAAGTCAAGCCGCACGAAGCTGCGCTTCCTCTTACCAAACTGGTGAGAGAGCGTCAGCTTCACCGTTCCGTCATCCTTCTGGTAAACAGAGGACAGCGGTCCGGTGCTCACACGCGGAAGCGTCTGAGCTACGGCGTTGATAGTTGCGGTCTGCGGATCAGCGAATGCCATGGCATCACTCTTTCGGTTGAGACTACTCCTCAGCGGAGAGCCGTGGATGATCACTTGCAACCAGCGTGGTCACAAGCGGTGGACTTCTACCGGAGGCCCTTAGACAAACCAAGGGCAACCAGTACGGCGTCCTGTCGAGGTGACAACTTCGACATATCAAAGCCGAATCCATATGGTGAAGCATTCCGTCTGCGCAACCCCTTTGTAACGGTTGTCAAACCGCCAGAGAATTGCCGGACTGTACAGTTCATGTCATGGGTGTGCTTGTATTCATCCATGATGTAACCGTACTGCAACACCAAACCATCGGCACCGAGAGCTGAGATGTTCTTCAGCACATCGCCAGTATTGGCGAACCAGTCGATGGCCCATGTCCATGGTTGGAGATTCCACACCGCTTCCGGTGTGGGACGAGTTCCGAGGATATTGTTTGCCTCAGACTCCCACTGCGCGAACTTGCTGGCGAGATCATCGCCAACGGGGACGTGGTACCTAAAGGCACCTGAGAACCAAGTCTTGTTAGACCTGGTAATCGCAGTGGTTCCAAACCCCTCAGCATTG